CGGTTGCCATCGCCTCGTCCAGCGACGCCCTGACCTGGCCCAGCATGTCGATGTCCATCATCTTGGCCACCGTGAACGCCTGGTCGTGCGCCGCGCCGACCATGTCCGCGTAGCTGAACGACGGCGTCAGGCCCTTGGACCTGAAGAACCCGATCGCCACCTCCGGCGCCACGTCGAACGATGCCCACGCTGGCACGTCCAGGAACTCGGCCACGCCCAGCGCGTCGATCTCGGCCTGCGCCTGCGCGCGCACCCGGGCAGCATGGTTCGCTGCGGCCACGGCCAGCACCACGTCGGCCAGCGTGACACGCACCGCCAGGCCCTTGCGATCGGCGGCCATGGCTCAGGCGGCCCGCGGTGCGCGGCTCACTGCGCCGGCCGCTGGCCGCGGATGGCTGCCAGCAGCCGCGCGCCCGACAGCGCCCGCATCAGCTTCGTCATGGCGCCATCGGGCGGCGCCTCGGCCAGGATCTCGTCCAGCTGCCGGCCGAATGTTTCCGCGTCGTCCGAGAACTCGGCCGCGCGCAGGATCTGGCCCACCCGCTGCCCGGTGATCGTGCTGTACTGGGCTGCAAAGGACCGGGCCGCCTCGTACAGCGCCCGCTGATCCTGCCGGCGCGCTGATCGCAGGGCGGCCAGCGCTGCTGACTCGCCCTCTGCAAAGTGCGCCGGCTGCTCGCCCGGCAGCGCGCCAGGGTCCAGCAGGCCGGCCATGCGCTGCAACGGATCGACGGATGGCGCCTTCTTCTTCCATCCCTTCCCGTAGGTCTCGGTGATGTACTCCTCGTCGGGCTCATACCCCAGCGCGACGATCTTGCCGTCCCGCTCCGCCCGCGCGTTCAGGTCCTCCGGCGGTTCGGTCTGGCGGTAGACCCGCGGCGGCATGGCTCCGGGGAAGTTCCATTCGGTCCACCATTTCACCGGGCCCTGGTTGAAGCTGCCGCACAGCAGGTCGGCGTCGGCGGCCACGATCTTCTGCGCCACCCCGGCGTGCACCTTGGCCTGCGACAGGCTGGCGCCGTTGTCGGTGGTCATGGTCTGGCCGACAACGACCTTCGAGATCGCCTCGTTCATGACGCGCTGCAGCGACTCGTAGTCCGCCGCGCCGCTGCGCGCCGCCTCCAGCAGCTCGACGATGGCCTCGCCCTTGTCGTTGACCGGCACCAGCACCCCGGCATCGGTGGCGATCTGGCGCAGCATCGCCAGACCCTTGCGCCGCTGCTCAGGGTCGTCGAGCTGGCCTGCACTCATCTTGCCGATGGCCGTCGGCATGCCGAACTTCTCGAGGAAGATCAGCCAGAACTTGATGTCGTTGCGCTTGAAGAACACCGGCCAGTAAAGAGCGTTCGCCAGCCCAAGGCCGTACAGCTGATCGTGATGGTCGCCGCCGGCCACCACGCTCCAGAACTTGCGCTCGGGCATCTTGCGCCACGCGCTGCCCGACGTCCACAGGTGCAGGTTGCGCTTGCGGTCGAAGCGGAATCGCGCCCGGTCGCGCACCAGAATGCGATCGAACCGGATGCGCGAGCTCTCGGGGCGCCAGATCACCTCGGCCACGCCCCAGCCGAAGAAGGCGGCGTACAAGGCCTTGTCGGTGATGTCGTCCCAGTTGATGGCGTCCATCTCCTCCTGCAGCGCCGCCGCGGCCTGCTGGGACAGCGCATCCTTGCCGCCGGCCTCGACGACGGTCTCGCACGACGTGAGCGCGAGCCGGCGCTGGGCCCAGGTCGAGGCCACCTGGTCGTCGCGCAGCAGCTCGGTGTAGATCTGCAGGTTGGCGATGCCGCCCTTGCTCTTGAGCACCGAGTCGGTCGGTTCCAGCAGCGCCACGAAGGGGTCGGTGGCCTTGAACGAGTCGAGCCTGAGCGGCGAGACCAGATCCTCGATCGGAGCGATCTCGCCCAGCGTCGGCGCCGGCGGCGCGGTGTCCTGTTCGGTTGCCATTTCAGTTCCACCTTTCCGGGTTGTCGGTGTCGCCGTAGTGCCGCGATTGTCCGCCAGCAGCCTCGGCCGTGGTCCTCACGCGAAGCCTTCCATTGATTCCTCATCGCGCCGCAGGCTGCCGTAGCCGTCGGTGCTTTCCTTCAGCGGCGACTGGCTGCTTGCGCTCACGCGCGGCACGCCGGTGCTGGCCGACTCCACATCGCCCGCGGCGCCTGTCAGGGCCGAATAGGCGCCGCTGCAGGCGTCGGCGTCGTCGTCGTGGGCGGCCTCAGGGAACGCCTCCAGGGCATCGAACACCACGGTGTTCCAGTCCCCGCGCAGGAAGTCGACATTGCCGGCCTCGCACTGTGCGCTGAAGGGCCCGAACCGCGTAACCTTGTCGCCGGTCTCGCGGCGCGCTCGGGCGTCGAACATCGCCAGCGCGGCGACGTACTCCTTCGCCTGATCCTTGCCGGCCTGGCCTGGATCCTGCGGCAGCCGAACTGCCACCCGCCGGCCGTCGGCCTCGGCGGTGTTCAGGATGGCCTCGCGCACCTTGTGCGGCCCGACCTGCATTCGGCGCGCGTCCAGCACGATGAACCGGCGCGTCGAGCGCGATCGGCCCAGCTTGATGCCCACCGTCCAGTCCGGATCGTTGCTCTCGGTCTTCTCGGTGGCGGCGAGGTCCCAGTAGCGCACCACCTCGATGTCGGCCGGCGCCGCGTCCACCACCCTGCACCACTCGCGACGGAAGTACAGGCCGGCGGCCGGGCGGATCTTCCAGTTGCCGCCCAGCAGTCGGGCGCGCTCGACGGCGCTCTGCGCCTCCAGGTTCGCCTTGTAGTCGGGGTTCTTCGCCAGCAGGATCTTGTTGTCTGACAGCTTGGCGGTGATGAAGGTCACCGACTTCGGCCGCGGCTGGTCTTCGTGGTCAGGCGGCAGGTCCACGCGCCCGTGGCGCTCGATCAGCTGCTCGCGCGTGTCGGCCCAGATGATCGCGTCGTTCAGGCGCAGGAACCACCGGATCTGCCCAGACCGTTCAGGAATGGCCAGGCCGGTCTCCTGGTCGATCCACCAGGCGATGAACTCGCGCACCCAGGAGTCGGCGTCAGGGTTCGTCGTCGCCCGGATGTAGGGCCGCACGCCGCACGTGCTGCGGTTGCGACTGAGCATGTAGAAGAACTGCCCCTTGGAGAAGTGCGTGAGCTCGTCGAAGCAGATCAGCGGGATCTGTGCGCCCTGCCAGTCATACACCGTGCTCTCGTGCTCGAGGTGGGCGAACTTCACCAGGCCGCCGAACGGCCAGCGCCATTCGAGCACCGCCTTCGCGGGCCTGGCGCCCAGCAGCGGGTACAGCGTGCGGCTTTCGTCCCACAGGCCGCCAGGGTTGCGGATCTGGGTGGTGTTCCGCCGGAAGAACACGGCCGCGAACTGGTGGTTGGTGGTGACGTGCCGGAGCGGCTCCATCAACAAGCCCCAGCTCTTGCCACCGCCCGCCGCCCCGCCGTAGATCACGATGTCAGCCGGCGACGACAGAAACATCTCCTGCGGCCCGGGCTGTGGGCGGATGGCGAGCGCTTCAGCCACGGCCGTTGTCCGGCATGTAGAAGGTGACCTTCGCCTCGGAGACGGTCGAGATAGGCGGCGCGTCATCTCCGCCGCCCTGCAGCGCGGTGCGGACCGGAGCGTCCAGGCCCAGCAACTTGGCGCGGCGCTCGCCGATCTTGATGATCCGGTCGATCACAGCCACGTCTGGGTCATCGGTCACCTTCGGCCACAGCTTGGCCAGCATGCCATCCAGGCGGGTCAGCTCATCAGCGCGCAGGTCATCGACCGACGCCGCGATCTGCGCCCGTGCACCGGCCATTGCCGACTCGACCATGCGGTGCGCGGTCGACTTCCCGATGCCGAGCTTCTGCGCGATCTCCACGTAGCCGTCGCCAGCGCGGCGCAGCTCCAGCGCCTTGGCCTGCAGCTCAAGCCTGCGCACCGTGGCCTTGCTGGTGCGATTGGCCCTGCTCATGGCGCGATTCTTCCCGTCGCTGATGTGTTCCGGCAAACAGGCCGCGTCAGCATGTCGCCGCCTCCTGCCGCTGCGCCCGCATCCGCTCCATCAACCAGGACACGCTCTGGCGGGTCAGCCCGAACTCCAGGGCCACCTCGGCCGGTGACCGGCCATTGACAACGCAAGCCTGCCAGATCGCCTCGTTGCGCATCTGGCGCAGGGCATGCCGCTCGGCGGGCAGCTCGAGCACCTGGCCGCCGTAGGCCTTCACCAGACGCTGCGCGCACTCGAGGCCGAGCGTCAGCGCTAGCGGGTCCTCGATGCCGACCTTCATCGGCACGCGAAAGCGCCGGTTGCCCCAGCGCCTGACGATCTCCAGCGCCTCGGCGAATGTCACGACGGCGGTCAATTCCCGGATGGCAACCTGCATCCCGCTGACCTTGTCGATGGAGCCTGGCTGCGCAGATGGATGAACCATTTATGGCGGTCCCTTGAGGTGTTTTCGCAGCATGCCAGCGAGCATCGCCGCTTTGGCTTGAGCATCGGCGTTCTGAGCCCGCTGCTCCTCGGTCAGTTCCTCGTGGCGAACGAATGCCAGCGTCCGAGCCATCCTTCGCAACGCTTTTCGAAGGTCATGGGCCCCTTCCTGCATCGCAAGACCGGTCTGTTTCTCCGGCTCGGTCACCTCATAGGCGCCCTTGCCCCAAAGCGTGCGCAGGTGGAGCCTGTGCTCTTCGAGCAGCTCGGATCTCAGCGGCTCGAAGTGCTCAAGCCACTCGAAGTCGAACCGCCGCTGATCCTCGGCTGTGACCGGCTCGCGCATGCCAAACAGCGCGACCAGCTCCGCGCGCTCGATCACGGAACCATATGGCAAGCCGCGCTGCAAGAGCGTCTTCAGCGCGTGTTTCCACGGCGGCGACAGTTGAAAGCGGTCCTGCTCGTCCATCACAGCATCTCGGCAGTGAACTTACCGAATCGACCGCCCTTCTCTGGCCTGCGATCGAAGAGCCCAACGCGGCGACCGGCTTCGCTCAACGCCTGCTCTACCTGGCGCCTGTTCACGTCGCGCTCGTCCAGGGCAACCGTGAACTCGCAACTCCATTCCTTGAAGATGGGCCTGCAGCGTTGCAGGCGTTTGCCGCCAATCACTACGCCGCGGATGTCGTAGAACTTCTGCGACCACAGCCCATCCAGATCGCGCGGGCCCTTGTACTGGAGCGGCACGAACTCCTCGACGATGCCGACCGCGGAGCCGAACAGCTTGCCCAGCTTCTGCAGCTTCGCCGCAGCCTTCAGGCATGCGTCGATGTTGTCGCAGGTGACGATCGGCCCGTGGTCGTTGAAGTACAGCCCGCCCTCCCATTCCGCGCGCGCGATGTCGAAGTGGTCGGCGTCGGTTTTGGTCTTCTTCGATGTGAGGGACTTGAGCCTCTTCGTGTACTCGTTGAGGGGGTTCGCCAAGCGTCCGTTGTGCATCAGGATGGGCGAATCCCCCTTGATGCGCACCTTGATCAGTTCCATGGTGAGGTTCCGTTTCTCGCCGTGCGTCAGTGCACGAGGTGACGCACCGTCGCCGATGCGCCGCCTGCTGTACTGACAGCCCTTGCCTCGCCTAGCCGCGCCAAGCCCTGCCATGCCGTGCGCCGCCGCGCCCTGCCGAGCCTTGCTCCGCCACGGGTCGAGCGGTGCAACCGCACCGGGAAGGCGGCAGAACCGCCAACCCGCTGCATTCGCAGCCCCTGCCTTGCCCCGCCAAGCCGCTCCATGCCACGCCCTGGGCAGCCAGAACACGCCGAGCCTCGCCACGAGCGAGTGGTGCCAACGCACCGAGCAGCCTCTGGGCTGTTCGCTGAGTTGGTCACGCCGCCAACTCCATCTGCCCCGACTCCACGGCCTTGCGTGCGCGCCGGTTGACCGTGCGCAGGCGCTGCACGCGCGCCGGCAGCAGGCCGGCGGCGCGGGCACACGTCGGCCCGGCATGCCCAACGTCGGAGCCGACCTTGACCGTCGCAGCAGCGCGGGTCAGGCGTCGGCCGCAGAGGTAGCAGCGCATCACGCGATCAACTCCGCCTGCGCCGAAACGCGGGCCAGCGGCCGGATTCGCAGCACGACGCGGCCATCGCCGTCGGGCTCCTTACGGCGCTTGTGCAGGTCCCAGATCCAGCGGTCATCCTCGAAGACGATGCCCTGCAGCGCGTCGCTGAGCACCTTCTCGGCATTGCCCAGGTCGATGCAGCGCACGTCGTCGTCCCAGGCGACGGGATCGCGCCTGGCGCGCCGGGCCCAGTCCTGCGGGCGCTGCGGGTAGAGGTCGAGCTCGACGGCCACGCGCCAAGGAAACGGCCTAGCCATGCCGGCGGCGCCGGCGATCTCGGCCACCTGCTTGCGGTAGGCGATGGCCTCCTTCGACGGCGCCATCATCGTGCGGCCCGGGATCGTGATCGCCTTCCAGTAGCGATTCGCACTTACCGGGTACGGCAGCACCAGCACGACCTCTCTGTGCAAATTCGCGGCTTCGTCAACCGCGCTTCTGTGCAGATCGGCCGATCTGTCAACCACGCCAGTCGCCGTCGGCGCCGCGGTTGCCGGCCGCCCACTGCTCACGGCAGTCGGAGCGCAGCCGCTCGGCCGCATCCCGGCCGCGCTTTGCCTCCACGCCTGCGAGCCAGTCGCGCACCCACTGCAGGCCGTGCTGCACGCGCCAGGCGAGAACCTGGCGGACTTCGCAGCGGTGGCGGTCGTCGTCATGCGGAGCCACGGCAAACGCGCGCACGCGCGTCCCGCTCGGCATAGGCGCGCTCCACAGCGCTCCCCGTCCGC